GTCGAGCGCGAATTTTCGCAGAAAACCCAGGAAAATGGGCCAAAAACAGCGGAACCGCTTGAGTGTCGCCATTGAAGTGCAATTACTCCGTGGTGCGCTCGTGGTGCTCCGCGGGATCCGCCGCGGTCTTGAATGGGTGATCAGGGGATCGATCACAAATTAACTATGGGTTTCCACGCTCCGCCATATGGACGCATTACCGATCACCCGCGATTAGGATCCACCGCGGCGGATGGGGCTAATGGTGCGTTTGATCTCGTGTCACCCGAGCCAGGATGGACACTCACGATCATTATTTCCGATGGGCGGATCGCGGGTGAGCTCGGTGGGTGGGAGCATGTGAGCGTTCACGCTTACCGTGGCGGCAAGTCACGGATCCCCACGTGGAAAGAAATGAGTTTTGTAAAGGGATTGTGTTGGGATCCTGACGATTGCGTGATGCAATTGCACCCATCGCAAAGTAATTACGTGAATACACATCCCCACGTTTTACACTTATGGCGACCTATTGATCGTGAGATACCCACTCCACCCATTCATTTGGTGTAATTCAGTTACGAAGGGAGCACACACATGCAATCGAGAATGGCGGTGATTACATTCATGGACGGCGGCGGGGGCTCGGTAGATAACACGCTTCCGAGTGGGCCCAATTACCCGAGCGGTGGGCCACTTCCCCCAGGGGCGATCACGCTTCCTGTATTTCCGTTTGATCCCACGGTGCCCGATAACACGCTCCCAGGTGCCCCCACGCCAGGGACACCGCTTCCCACTCCGCCGCCCGTGCGGCCCTCACAACCTATCGCCCCAGGCGGGCGGTTTATCGTGAAGTGGTTTGCGTGTCACGGGCTGATCTTAGTGCCCGATAACACGCTACCGCCCGCACCCGCCCCAAAGTAATACATGGGCAACCACAATAGCGGTAGACGCCCCGAGCCCACCGCTATGCGGCTCTTACGGGGTAATCCTGGCAAACGTCCGATTAACAAAGACGAGCCACGGATTGCCCCCGCGGATCCGAGTTTTGATACTCCGCCCGCGGAGATCACCGCGGATATAGCGGCGGCGGGTGAGTGGGCCCGCATTGTGCCCTTGCTCCGTGTGAGCGGGCTTATTAGTCAAAGTGAGCGGGCGGCTTTAGTCGCACTCTGCCAGCAATGGAGCCGCTATCTTGCCGCCCATGCCCAAGTGCAAGAGCTCGGGATGGTGATCGAGAATACCAAGGGCGGGCTATCGACCAATCCGTATTTGGAAGTGGCGGATCGAGCTCTCGGACATTGCCACCGCCTATGGCATGAGCTCGGGCTCACCCCGAGCGGAAGAGCCAGGGCCACAAAGTTACAAGCCACACCAGAGCCCGATAAAACAAGCAAATGGGCGGGGCTTTTGAAATGACGTTAGATCGGTGGCGTGGCACATTAGGCCCGCTCGGGTGGCTTACTCGGAAGTGGGATGTATTAGTGCTTCGCTGGACATTCCGTAGATAATAGGCGGGCCCGCGATGGGGCCACACTCCGAGTAATAGAACGGGGCCCCGTGATGCCGCGGGCCATTTCCACCGCCACACAAAAAGTAAAGCTGATTAATCAGCTAACACACACCAAGGGCCCTTTTGCGGGCCAACCCTTCCGCTTGCGACGATGGCAAGAGCAACGCATTATCCGCCCCTTATTCGCCACGGATCCCGCCACGGGTTTACGCACCAAGCGGATGTGCTTATTAATGCTGCCGCGGAAAAATGGAAAAAGCGAATTAGCCGCCGCCCTGGCCATAGACGGATTGTTATTCGACGGGGAAATCGGGGCGGAAGTGTATTCCGCCGCCGCGGATAAAGATCAAGCGGGCTTGGTGTTTAACGTGGCGGCTCAGATGATCCGCAACGATCCCGAGCTCTATGCCGCATGTGAAATCGTAGATAGCCAAAAGCGAATTGTCCACCGAGCCACGGGCTCATTTTATCGGGCGATTAGTGCAGAGGCATATTCCAAACACGGGTTTTCGGCGAGTCGGATCATTTATGACGAGCTCCATTGTGCGCCCACTCGGGAATTGTGGGATGTGCTCACAAGCTCCACGGGGGCCCGAGCCCAACCACTTGTTATCGGTATTTCCACCGCGGGTTTTGATCGTCACTCTATTTTGTGGGAGCTCTACACCCACGCGAAAAAAGTAGCGGAGCACCCCGACTTAGATCCGTCATTCCTGCCGATTATTTATGAAGCCCCCACCGATGCGGATTGGACAAGCGAAAAAGTGTGGCGGGCATGTAATCCCGCTCTTGGGGATTTCCGATCACTGGAAGAGATGCGGATCGCGTGTGCCCGAGCTCGGGAAATTCCCGCCCAAGAGAACACATTCCGCCGTTTGTATTTGAACCAATGGACAGAGCAAGCAAGCCGATGGATCACGATGCCCGCATGGGATGGGTGCCAGGGCGAAATCGAGCGGGCCACGCTCAAAGGGCGGCGGTGCTATGTGGGGCTCGATTTGTCCACCACGACGGACCTTACCGCGGCGGTGGCGGTATTCCCGAGCTCGGATGGCTTTGACGTATTAGCCCACTTTTTCATGCCCGCCGAGCGGATCCCGCTCCGAGTCACACGGGATCGTGTGCCATACGATCAATGGGTGAAAGAGGGGTGGCTTACCGCGATCCCTGGCCCCGTGATCGATTACGAGCGGGTAAGGGCGGTGCTCCAAGGGTGGGATCAGGAATTTGACGTAAAGATCCTGGCATACGATCCGTGGAATGCCACCGATCTGATTTCCCGCTTAGAAAAAGATGATGGCTTCACGTGCGTGAAAGTGCGCCAGGGCTTTGCCAGTCTCACCGCCCCGAGTAAAGCATTTGAAACCGCGGTGCTCTCCAAGCGGCTCCACCATAATGGCGATCCCGTGCTCCGTTGGAATGTCGCTAACGTGAGCGTGGAAACCGATGATGTCGGGAATATCCGCCCGAGTAAGAAAGCCAGCACGGAGCGGATCGACGGGGTGATCGGGCTCATCCTGGCCATTGATGCCATGGATCGCCACGATCACACCCCGCCGCCGTCCTATCAGATGATGGTGTTTGGGGCATGAAGCGATCACGTGGACGCCCACCGCTGGATCCCACGGATCGATCCGTCAAACTCTGTATTACCTTACCGCTCCGCCAATTTGACGGCTACTGTAGTAAAGCCTTACGGGAAGCCGTGAGTATTCCCGAGATCATCCGCCGAGAGCTCCGCGGGAATAAAGCACTACAAATTACCCGCCCCAAGTAATGCCCGCGATACTGGCCCGCGGTGATTACCCACGCCCACGCTCTTTTTGAAATTAAATCCGTTGATACCGAGCTCCGCACCATTACGGGGATCGCCACCACACCCACCCCTGATCGGATGGGGGATGTATTAGATCCGCTCGGAGCCACATTTACCAATCCGCTTCCGCTCTTACTCCACCACGATACGCACCGCCCCGTTGGGAAAGTCACATTAGGCAAAGCCACCGCCGCGGGGATCCCATTTACGGCGGAGCTCCCGATCATTACGGATGCGGGCCCGCTCCGTGATCGTGTGGAAGAGGCATGGCAAAGCATTAAAGCGGGATTGCTCCGCGGGGTGAGTGTCGGCTATCGAGTGCTCACCGATGGGATCAAACCCCTAGTGGGCGGGCGGGCACGGCTCACCAAAACCGAATTAGTGGAGCTCTCACTCGTGGCGGTGCCCGCGAATATGGACGCCACGATCCGCACGGTCAAATCATTAGACGCACCACATAGAGCCGCGATTGGCTCCGCCCATCCGCCCCGCGATAGGGGCAAGCCCACGGGGCCAGCCATGACACTTCAAGAAAAAATTGCGACGTTTGAAAACTCCCGAGCCGCGAAAGTGGCCCGCATTAACGCCATTACGGAAACCGCGGGCACCGATACCACATTGGACGATGTGCAACGGGCGGAAATGGATGAGCTCACCATGGACGTAAAAGGGATCGATAGTGATCTCATGCGGTTCCATGAATTGGAGCGGCTCAATACTTCCGCGGCCACCCGCGTGGAAGGCGTCACGGGCACCAAAGCCGCCGCCGATGTGCGGAGCGGCGGGCATACGGTGAGCGTCCGAGATAACGCACCCAAGGGGCAAGCGTTCATCCGCTCCGTGATGACACTTGTGCAAGCCAAGGGTGATTCTTTCCGCGCTATGGAGCTCGGGAAGCAATACCGCGATCCCAATGTGGAGCTCTTGATCAAAGCCGCGGTGGCCCCTGGCACCACGTTAGATCCCGCATGGGCCCAAGCCCTTGTGCAGATTAATGCCCTTACGGGGGAATTTATCGATCTAGCCCGCCCCGCCACGATCCTGGGGAAGATTCCAGGGCTTACCAAAGTGCCCTTTAACACCCAGGTTCCCATTCAAACGGGCGGCGGGACGTATAAGTGGGTGGGGCAAGCGAAAGCCAAGCCCGTGGGTAAGCTCACGTTTGGCACCGCCACTCTTGGCATGGCCAAAGCCGCGGGCATTATCGTGCTCACGGAAGAGCTCATCAAAACATCCACACCAAACGCGGAAGAGATTGTCAGGCGGGATATGGTGCGGGGGATCGCAGCGTTTCTCGATCAGCAATTCACAGATCCCACCGTGGCGGAAGTCGCCCAAACGTCACCCGCGTCAATTACCAATGGAGCCACCACCGCGGCATCCTTGGACGATCCGAAAAAAGATCTCGGGCTCATCGTGGGGCATTTCACCACCCAAAATCTGCCATTGGAAGAGCTCACGATCATCATGAGCCAGACCAATGCTTACGCGATGGGGCTCTCGGTGAATGCCTTGGGAATGCCGCTCTATCCTGGGGTGGGCGTGAATGGCGGGAATGCTAACGGGCTCACGGTGATCGCGTCCAATGTAGTCGGCCAAAACGTGATCGCCCTGGCTCCCGAATATATCCTTTACGCCGATGATGGCGGGGTGGCCATAGATGTATCGCGGGAAGCCACATTGCAAATGAATGATGCCCCCGTTAATCCCGCGGATCCCGCGACAACCGTGTGGACAAACATGTTTCAAGATAATTTGGTGGCTCTCCGAGCGGAGCGGTTTATCAATTGGAAGAGAGCCACCGCTAACGCCGTGTATTACCTCACGGGTGCGGTATACGCGATCTAATGAGCAGGGCCCCGCGGGAGTAATCCCCGTGGGGCTCTCTTTCCCACCCCTATGCGATTACGGCTCTTTGGTAAATACGAAGTCACGCTAGGGAAAGCCGCCCGCGGGCTTTCGCCGCTCTCCCGTGGCTCGGGCGGGTGGTATCCCATGGTGGTGCGGGAGCCCTTCCAAGGGGCATGGCAGCAAAACCAAGAGATCAGCGGGGATACCGCCCTGTCCTATTTCGCGGTGTTTGCGTGTGTCACGCTGATCGCCGCGGATGTGGCCAAATTACAATTGCGGCTCGTGGAAGTAGACGATAACGGCATATGGCGGGAAACCACCAACCCCGCATACTCCCCCGTTCTCCGGAAGCCCAACCGCTACCAAACGATTGTGAAATTTATCGAGCAATGGATTACGTCCAAGCTCGTGCATGGCAATACCTATGTGTTGAAAGAGCGGGATCAGCGGGGCATGGTGCGGGCTCTCTATGTGCTCGATCCCACTCGGGTGGTGCCGCTCGTGGCCCCCGATGGTGCGGTGTATTACGAGCTCCGCCGCGATGATCTCTCAGGGATCGCCCCCAACGGGGCCCCCGTGACCGTGCCCGCGAGTGAAATTATCCACGACATGATGATCCCGCTTTTCCACCCCTTGATCGGGGTGAGCCCGTTATATGCGTGTGGGCTCTCGGCATTGCAAGGGCTCACCATGCAAACCACGAGCAATAAATTTTTCGCGGGCGGTGCGGCCCCTGGCGGAGTGCTCACCGCCCCAGGGGCGATAGCCGATGACACCGCAAAGCGGCTCAAAGAGTATTGGGATCAAAACTTCACGGGGGCCAACGTGGGGAAAGTGGCGGTGCTCGGGGATGGCTTGAAATACGAGCCACTCACCGTGAATGCCGCCGATTCCCAATTGATCGAGCAATTACGGTGGACAGCGGAAACGATTTGCTCGTGCTATCACGTGCCCGCGTTTAAGGTGGGTGTGGGCCCACACCCGCCATATAACAACGTGGAGCCCTTAAACCAACAGTATTACTCTGACTGTATACAAAGTCTCTTACGGTCATTGGAAACCGTCTTAGATGAGGGCTTGGGATTAGATGGCACGGATTACGGCACCGAGTTTGACGTAGACGATCTGATCTGGCTCGATACCGCGACAAAAACGAAAGCCGCGGCGGATGCAATTGGCTCGGGGGCCATGGCTCCGAATGAAGCCCGCAAAAAATGGTATGGGCTCGGGCCCGTGAAGGGTGGCGATACCCCATACATGCAGATTCAGAACTACTCGCTTGGGGCCCTGGCGGAGCGTGACAAACACGCCCCGTTAGCCGCACCGCCCGCCCCCGAGCCGCCGCCGCCCGAGCTCCCGCCCGCGGATGATGATGAGGGCACCAAAGAGCTCACGGCGTTTACGTGGGCATTACTTCGCAAAGATTGGAGCGGGATCGCCAATGCCCTTTGATGCCGCGGCCATGGCGGAAGTAGTGGAAGCGGTGATCAAATCCGCCCTGGCTCCGCTCGTGGCTAGGGTGAAAGCCCTTGAAGCCCACCCGCCCGCGGATCTCGGGGATGTGCGGGAGCGGATCGCCACATTGGAAGCCCACAAGCCCGAGCCAGGGCCCGCGGGGCCCATCGGGGAAAAAGGGGCGGATGGGGTGGGCGTCACCGATTACAGCGTGGACTATGACGGGGAGCGAACATTTACCCATAAGTGGAGCTCGGGCGGGGAAATCCAGCAAATGCAATTCCGCACCCCGTTGGCCATCTTCCAAGGGGTGTATGTAGACGGGAAGATTTACGAGCGTGGGGATCTCGTGACCGTCAACGGCTCCATGTATCACGCTAACGTGGACACTACCGCCCGCCCTGGCAATGGCTCCAAAGATTGGACGTTAGCGGTAAAGCGGGGCAAGGATGATCGCGGGGGCCCATGGCCGCGGTAATTACCCTCACGGAAGCCAAAACCCAGTTACGTATTACGGATGCGTGGCACGACACCGAGATCCAAGCCGCGGTGGATGCCGCGGACGCCATGATCCGCAAATACATCAAGAGCTCCGATGATCCCACGTGGGATGAGACTACCGCCCCCGCCGATATTAAACACGCCGTCAAACTGATGACGGCTCACGTATACGAGCACCGCGGGGATGCTTTCGGGCCCGATCAAGATAACGATGATCGCGTGTGGATGGCGGTGGCTAATGTGCTCCGTATGTGGCGGGATCCCGCCCTGGCCTAATGGCAATCGGGGATTATCGCCACCGTGGCGTCTTTCAGGATCCCGCCACTATGGTGCCCGATGGTGAGGGCGGATGGATCGAAGGGTGGACAGATCTGGTCCCACCCGATTGGCCCGTGAGCATTACCCCCGCCACGGCTCGGGATATGGAGCGGATCGCGGGCGGCACCGTGATTACATCCGCCACCCATGTAATCGAAGGGCGGTGGCGGCCCGATGTGAGCACCAAAACGCGGGTGCTCTTTGAGGGGCGGATCTTTCACATTACATCGATCATCAACGTGGAAGAGCGGGATATTACCATGCGGCTCGTGGTGGAAGAGCAAATCGGGGGCTAAATGTCTTTCCGCTTCACGATAGATGGGATCGATGATTTCCGAGATCTTCCAAGTAATATCGCCGCCCAAGCGGGCCCGCTCACCAAAGCCGCGGCGGAGCGGGCGAAAGCCGCGGTGGTGGCCGCGTATCCACGGGTAACGGGGCGATTACAAGATGGGGTAATTATCGTGCCCGCGGCATCCTTTACGGAAGCGGTGCAAGGGTATTACGTGATCACCACCGCCCACCATGCCACGCCGTATGAATTTGGTTCCACCAAGCACAATATCCGCCCGCGGCCCACGTTTTTGCCGATTATGAAGCGGGAGCGGCAAGCCCACGTGAATGGGCTCGTGGAGATTGTCAAAGGGGCGGGCTTTATTGTCACGGGGGATGATACCTAATGCCCGTGGTGATTGGGGATCTCTCCGAGATAGACACGGCGATATTTACCACCCTGGCCAATGACGCCACATTACAAGGGTTGTGCCCTGGCGGGGTGTTTTGGGATGTGGCTAACGGGGCGGAGAAATTTGTATTACTCTCACGGAGCCCTGAGATTGAATATGCCAATGCGTTGGGTAATGCCGATGGGTGGCTCCGTGTCACGTATACCGCGAAAGCGGTGATTAAATCCGCCAGTGTGGTGGCGTCCAATAATGCCGCCATGCGGATTCACGAGCTCTTACACCGCGGCTTGCAAGATCTCACGGCGGGCAATTACAGCGTGATGAATATCGAGCGAACAATTCCCGTGCGATACACGGAAGTGGATCCCCAAAATACCGCCGCACGATGGCAGCACCACGGCGGGCAATACGAAGTAATGGTGTGCCCAATTTAGTAAAAGGGTGGTGATGTATGGCACGGCGGCACGGATCAAAGGGTAGCGTGTTAATGGATCCCACGGGAGCACCCACCACACCCGTGGTGGTGGCGTCCATGAACGGGTGGACACTCGATCTTGCCAGGGATAAAGTGGACGTTACCGCGTTTGGCGATTCCTTCAAACAATACGTGCAAGGGCTCCCCGATATTAAGGGCACGATTAAGGGATGGTGGGATGCTGCCGCAAGCCGCCCGCTCTTTGATGCCGCTCTCGGGGAAGTAGCGGTCTTTCTGAAGCTCATCCCGAGCGAATTAGATCCCACGTATTTTTTCTCGGGCCCCGCCTATCTCGATGCCTCAATTGAAGTGGCCGCGGATGGGGCGGTGAGTATCAGCGGGAACTATGCGGGAGCGGGCGATTGGTCCGTGGATCCCGCCACCCCATAAAGCGGGAGCATGATCCGCGGCATCGTGGGCCACGTGAAGTGGCATTACTACACCGCGGCGGCTATTAACGGCTATACCGTCACCCGCGCCAAGGGTGGCGGGCTCTCGTTAGTGGCCACGGTAGTAATGCGGGATGCGTTCAAATTAGCGCAGCGGCCCTTAACGTTTGAAGCCCCGCATAAAAACGGGGTGTGGAAATGGCCAATCGTGAGCCACGAGCTCCACGAGAGTGGGCGGCTCGTGGCCACGCTCGGGCCCGAGTTACCCACGAGCCCCGAGTGGGGGCCACCAAAGGATTTATGTCTCGATTTCTCAAACCCGAAATAGTGCGGATCAATCTCACGGGTGGCGATTGGATCACCGTGAAGCGGCAATTAACGGCGGGAGAGCAACGCCGTGCATTTGCCCGCACCGTAAAAACCGTGAAAGCGGGAGCCCCGCTCGAATTAGATTTAGAAAAAGCGGGATTGGCCACGCTCGTGGAGTATTTGATCGATTGGTCTTTCACGGATGAGGCGGGCAAAGCCGTGGTGATCCGTGATACGCCCGCGGATATCGTGATGGATATTCTCAATAATCTCGATGCCGATAGTTACCAAGAGATCACGGACGCCATTAACACCCACGAGAAAAGCGTGGCGGATGAAAAAAAAACGCGGGCTACCGAGAGCGTATCGCAAGTGACTTGAATATTTGCCGCCTCATGCACTGGACATACCCGGACGTGCTGGATTTACCCGCCGATGTTTACGAGATCTTAGTGGAAGAGCTCATAAAAGAAAGCCATTAGGCTATGGCCCTCACCGCGAAATTTGTCTCCGATTTCACCCGCTTTTATGCCGATGTGCAAAAAGCCACGGTGATGCTCGGGGGCTTTCAGGATGATGCGGATAAAACCGCGGCATCCCTAAACCGTGTCGCCACGTCACTCTCAGGAAAGACACTCATTACCAATGCCACCAATATGGTGGCCGCGGTGGAAGCCATCGGAGGGGCAAGCAAACTCACCGATGCCGAGCTCAAAAAAGTGGGGGCCACGGTAGCGGATGCCGTGGTCAAAATGGAAAAGATGGGGATCGCGGTGCCCCAATCCTTCAAAGATATTCAAGCCGCCACCGCGGGAGCCACCCAAGCCGCGTTTGACTGGAAATCGGCACTCGTGAGTGCCGCGGGGGCACTCGGGATCGCATTCTCCGCCAATGCCCTGAAAAACTTTGTGATCGGGGTGATCGATACGGGAGCCAAGATCGGGGATCTCTCCGAAAAATTGGGTATTAGTGCGGAAGCGGTGCAGCGGTTTGACTATGCCGCCGAGCAGAGCGGGGCGTCCATTGAAACGGTAGACCGTGCCATCAAAGCCATGAATGTAAATCTTTCGGAGGGCAGCAAGAGCACTATAGCCGCCCTCACGGAAGCGGGCTTGCGTTTTGAAGACATACGCAAAATGTCACCCGAAAAAGCTTTTGTGGCTATCGGGGATGCGGTGGCCAGGATCGAAGATCCCATGCTCCGCGCCAAAGTGGCCACGGAGCTTTTCGGGAAAGCGGGCCAGGAACTTATACCCACATTTCTATCCGGCATTACCAAGATCGGCAAAGAAACGTCCGTGATGGCAGATGACACGGTGCGCCGTTTGAAGGAAGCCCAGGATGCCTGGGGGCGTTTCAAAAATGCGGTGGTGGTCGCGTCAGGGGAATGGATCGCCGCGGTAGAAAAAGATGCCCAACGCTGGATCAAAGCGGTGGCCGCTCTCGGGAAACCCCCGCAAGATTTGTGGAAGTTTCTACAAAGTTTCCGTGATCAAAGCGGGGCGATAGCCCAAAGTGCGTCAGATCTCGGGGCGATGGCCGCGAGTGTCACACCACCCGTGCAGAATTTCGCGGATCGAGCTCTTAAGCCCGTGGCGTTAAACGCGGATCAAGCGGAAGCCGCCATCGGATGGCTCAATGCCACGCTCACGAAAGTGCCCGAGCCCACCAAACAAGCGGTGGCGGCCACGGAAGCACTCAATCAGTCACTAGAACGGGTGCGGTATACCCAATTCCAAATGGGCCAATCCGCGGTGGCCGCTACGCAAAACGTGCAGGGCTTTGGGATCCGTATGTCGGAAGTGGTGCAAATTAATCGGGATTTCTCGGAGATCCTTACGGCGTCCACGATCCACGCCGATAAATTTGGCCACGTGCTCACCACCAATGTGCTCCCGTCATTACAGGGGATTGGCGGGGCCACCTACCAAGCGGGGCTCCGTATCAAAGACACCACCACATGGCAGCAAACCCTTAATAGCCGTATGGATGATGTGACGGGGATCCTTGGGGGCATTCAAACGGGGTGGGCCCAAATGGCCACCGTGGGCGCAAAAGCCATTCAAGGGATTACTAATGATCTCCTGGCGGGTAATTGGATTGGGGCGATTACGAAAGCCACCGCAGCACTCGGGGGCTTTATTGCCAAATTACTCTCGGGCTCGGAAGAGTCAAAAAAAGTCAGCCCTATCCGTGATGAATTTTTCAAATTACAGGGCGGGCTCGAAACCCTTAATCCGAAAGTGCAAGCCCTCACCGGAAATCTCACCGCGGTGCAAGCGGTGTTTGATGCCAAGACCGTGCAGCAATATGACGCGGCCATCGCCAATCTCAATCGGATCCTGGCTATGGAGCAAACGGCTCTCGATAATGCCACGGATTCCGCGGAAGAGTATTCCGCTGCATTGCGAAAAATCCCAAGCAAGATCCCTATTGATATTCGCTACACCGAAAGCGGAGCGATCCCGAGTGGTGGGAAAGCGGTGCCAGGATACGCCACGGGCACCAATGGCTTTGTGGATTTCGGGGCGGGCACCCTGGCCATGCTGCATGGCAAAGAAATGGTGGTGCCAGAAAGTGCGGTGCAATCCGCGGGCGGGGGCGGGCTCCCAAGCGGTGCCCCGATCACCATTGTGATTAATGCCCAAGGATCGTTTTACGATACGCCAGGGGATCTCCAACGGTTAGCCGATAAAATTAACGCGGCCCTCACCGCCAAACACGGGCTGACAAATAGGGTCCGTGCCGCCTAATGGCCTTAAGCGGATCGCAGTTAGCGTATTTATACGCCCGCTCCAAGGTGGCCCGCTCGGGAGCCACCCGTAGTAATTACGTTCAAGCCCGCCCCACTATTGCGTGGATCATCCGTGATGATGCGGGCAATATCATTTCCACCACGGATATTTCAGATCTCGTGTTACTCGGATCCGCGCATATTGTCCAAGCGTTAAATGATGAGCCTGACACATGCAGTTTTGATATAGGCCCGCAACCCGCGGCCACCCCATTACCCGCGGTGGGGGATGAGATTAGTATCGCGTGGACGACGGGCCCGCCCTCATCTGGCGTCACACTGTTTTATGGGTATGTCGTTACCATCCAAAAGGATTGGCGGCTCGGGGCGGTCCAACCGCCCTGGCTCTCGATCCAGTGTCAGGATTCCATGTGGCGGTTTGATGCCCGATTAGTGACGTATAGATTTCCCACCCAATCCGCCACGGCATCTATCGAGTTTATCGTGCAGTGGTTTTGTAATAACCGAAACCCGCACCCACTAAATTTCAATACAAATGATGTGGCCCCAGGTATGCCGAGTGTGCCCACATTTGAAGTGATTAATCAGCGGCCATCCACCGTGTTACGCACACTCACCGCGGCGGTGGCGGGTGGGTTTTATATTGAGGGCTTAAACGTCCACGCTTGGGCCAATAGTGTGAGCGAACCTAATCAGACTAATCCGATCCCGCTCACCGTGGGCACGGCATCATTAAAAGCGGTTCGGCTCCATACGGATATTACCCAAATGCGGAAGCGGGTATTTGTGGAAGGGAAACGCACATCTACACTAACGTCCATTCCCGATGGTGGCTACAATCTCGGGGTGCCCGTGGAGGATGCGTCAATATTTGCTACACATCCATACGATCCCAATTACGCATTGGCGCGGATGGGCAATCAATGGATGTATTGCGATACGCCCGTGACCGTCACCGCAAATGGAGCCCAACCGCCGCAAGCAAAAGTGGCGGTGGCGTTTTTGGTGGGCCCATCCGTGGATCGTTTATTTCTAGCCAAAATGGCCACGGTGCCGCCGCCCCTAGGGTGGATTCGAGTGGGAAATCAATACGCCCGTTATGATGCGGTGAATGGTAATCCGCTCACGGGGCAATTTTGGCTCCAAGTGTGGCCATCCACCGCCACGCACGGAAAATTCACTGAAGATATTCCCATAGGGGAAACCGTGGAATGGGTGGATTGTATTTCACGGCTCACACCACATGGGCACGTATGGGCGGGCACACCGTATGGACAATCACAAACCGGTAGTGATCCACTCCACGGGCACCCATCACAAACGCCGATTGTAATCCTGTCGTATCACCCAATTGATGGCGTCTCGCCACCCGCCAGTAAGTGGCCACCCTTAGAGGGCTTTGTGCAAGATGGCCGCTATAGTTACACGGGAGCCCAAGCCCGAGCGGTGCAGGATATAGCGACATTCCAAGATCCATTGGAAACCGTGGAATGGATCACGGAGGATGTGAATGCACTCCCAGGGCGATCCCAGGTGATCGCGTTATCGGGCCCAACGATCACCCCACCGATTAATAAGACGGTCACGATCTTACGTGTGGAGATTACATTTCCGCTCCGCACGATTCCACCGCGGCGGGTCTGCACGGGTGGGGTGGTGAAGCCGAGCTCATATCTTGATCTCGTGGTGACAGCGGATAATTAAGCGGGGGATATATGGCCATCACACGGAGCGTGTGGATCGATGATGACGGGAGCGGCACCACTGGCACGATCTTGAATAATTCCGAGCTCCAAAAGATTTACAACAATATCGACGCATTATTTGCGGCATCGGCGGGTGGTGCGCTCGCAATGCTCGATAACGCGGATGTTGGGACGGTGCATAATTGGGCCCCTGCGGGTTTCACAGCTAAGAATACCTTCATCCGGTGGACTGGCACATCGGATCTCAATTTAACTGGATTCGCGGGTGGCGTCGTGGGGCAAACGGTCACAATTGCGAATTATCACGCTACCGCTCTAATTACATGTGCCCATATATCGCCATCATCGGCGGTGGGTAATAAATTTAGCAATGTTGCGGCAAGTGCGGCAA